AATCTATAAAGGAAATGCAACATGAATATAATAAAAGTAAAAAAGTTTAGAAAAATTATATAAAATTTATATATTTTTTATATATTTTTATAAAAAATGCTATGTTATAATTATAATCGAGAAAAATATGAATATCTATTTGTTTCTCCTTTGTAATGAGGTCGCCGATATATTTGTCGGTGACTATTTTTTATATTGCGGAGATGGTGCAAAGGAAGCATAATGGTGTCATATCCCATAGACGAGGTTCGAATCCTATGTCCGCAACCAATAATTACAAAAGAGGTATATGCCTATGAATTTGGGTAGATGTATGTTAAGAGAGTGTAAAACTTGTAAATTTGAAACAAGATGTTTTAAGGAGTATCAAAATGAATATACAAAAAATAAAAATAACAGAACTAAAACCAGCAGAATACAATCCAAGAAAAGATCTAAAACCGGAAGATATAGAGTATCAAAAAATAAAGAGAAGTATTACTGAGTTTGGATATGTAGCACCAATAATTATAAATAATGATATGACTGTAATAAGTGGACATCAAAGATTAAAGGTATTAGAGGAGCTAGGATATAATGAAGTAGAATGTGTAATTGTAGAATTAAATAAAAACAAGGAGAAGGCATTAAATATAGCACTTAATAAAATATCAGGAGATTGGGATAATGCTAAATTAGAAGAATTACTTGCAGAATTAAAAGAAACAGATATAGATATGGATATAACTGGATTCAGTTTTGATGAAGTAGATAATATATTAAAAGATGTTGTAGGTTCAAAAGAAGATGAGTTCGATTTAGAAGAAGAATTAAAAGAAATAGAACAACCAATTTCAAAATTAGGAGATATTTGGATATTAGGTAAGCATAGACTAATGTGTGGAGATAGTACAGAAAAAGAAGCGGTCCTACAATTAATGAAGAGCAAAGAGGCAGATATGATTTTAACAGATCCACCATATAATGTTAATTATGAGGGTGGAACAAAGGAAAAACTGACAATAAAAAATGATAATATGGAAGATACTCTATTTTATAATTTTTTGATAGATGCCTTTAGAAATATGTATGATTCTATTAAATGTGGAGGAAGTATATATGTTTTTCATTCCGATACAGAAGGAATGAATTTTAGAAATGCATTTAAAACTGTAGGATTTAAATTAGCTGAATGTTTAGTTTGGGTAAAAAATAAATTTGTAATGGGAAGGCAAGATTATCAATGGAGACATGAACCTATTTTATATGGTTGGAAAGAAGGAAAAGCACATTATTTTACTGATAGTAGAAATCAAACTACAGTATTAGAATTTGATAAACCAATAAAGAATGAAGAACATCCAACAATGAAACCTATTGATTTATTAGCATATATTATAAAAAATTCTAGCAAGGAAAACGAATTAATATTAGATTTGTTTGGTGGAAGCGGTTCGACATTGATAGCAGCAGAACAAACCAATAGAAAATGTTATATGATGGAATTAGATCCTAAATATTGTGATGTTATTATAAGACGTTGGGAAAAACTAACAGGACAAAAAGCAGAATTGGAAAAAAAGTAATGGAGGTGGGTGAGTTGTATTGACCCAGAGAAAAGAAGAAAATATAAAAAATGATTATTTACAAGGAATGCGATATAAAGACATATTTAAAAAATACAACATTACATTACCTGATTTAAAAAAGATTATACGAAAATATAATCTAACAAGAGATAAAAGCCAAGTTCTAAAAGGCAATAAAAATGCAAAAAATAACAAAGGTGGACAACCACCAATTGGAAATAAGAATGCGGTTACAACAGGGGAATACGAAAGTATATTTCAAAATGTATTAACAGACGAAGAAAAAAGCATATTTAAGAAAATAAAAGTAGAAAATACAGATAGTTTATTGTTAAATGAATATATAGAAGAATATAAACTATTGACAATTAGAGAGTTAAGAATGATGCGAAGAATAATGACATTAGAACAATCCGAAAGAGATATGACGATAGGAAGTATAAAAAAGAAAAACAATAGTCAAGGAAATATAGAAACTACAACAGAAGCGGAAGCAACTCTTGATAAAATACAAAGAATAGAAGATGGACTCACAAGAGTTACAGAAGCTAAAAGAAAAAGTAGGGAAAATATGATAAAGCTAGGATTTAGTAAACGTGAATTAGAATTAAAAGAAAAACAAGCTGAAAATGATTTATGGTAAAGGAATGAAAAATATGTTTGAGAATGCTCATGATTTATATAAATCAAAAGAATGGAAGAATCTGTTACAAACATTAAAGTTAGAAAGAGTAAATGAAAGTGGCAAATTACTTTGTGAATATTGCGGAGAGGAAATAGTAAAAGCTTATGACTGTATAGGACATCATAAAATACCATTAAATAATAGTAATGTAAATGATTATAATATAAGTCTTAATCCTGACAACATAATGCTTATACATTTTAAATGTCATAATGCAGTGCATCATAGATTTGGATATGAACTACCTAAAAAAGTATATATAGTTTATGGTTCGCCATGTGCAGGTAAATCAACATGGGTTGAAAGCATGGGAACAGCAGATGATTTAATAATAGATATAGATAAAATATGGGAATGCATAAGCTTCTGCGATAAATATAACAAACCAAGAAAGTTGCAACAAAATATTTTTGAAACAAGAAATTGTTTAATAGATCAAGTAAAGATGAGACTAGGAAACTGGCAGAATGCTTTTATTGTAGGAACATATCCATTAAAGATGGAAAGACAAAGACTTGCTGATAAACTAGGTGCAGAGCTTATATATATTGATTGTGATAAAGAAATATGTTTAAGTAGAGCAAAAGATGAAAATTGGAAAAAATACATTGAAGAATGGTTTGAGAGTTTTCAAGAATAGCCCCCCGCCAAGGTAGATTAATATTTTTATGGTGGGGACTGTAAGGGGAACCTCTTTTTCACACAAAGCAAAATTTTCATTTTTTTTGAATTGAAAAAAATAGATACAGAAAGAAGGGATTATATTTGACAAGAAGGGAAAATTTAGATGAAATTTTTAAAGATATAGAGAATAACAAGAAACAATTAATAATGTTAGACAATATAGCCTTTTTGGAAGAAAGAATGGAAGAATTAAAAAAATTGCCATTTATACAAGTAAATCCTAAAAATCCAACTCAACAAAGAACAACTAAAGCTTCAAGATTATATAAGGAATGTTCACAAAGTTATATGAATGCAATAAGAATGGTGTATTCTATGATAAATGGACATGAAATAGAAGATGATCCAGTTCAAAAATTTCTAGAGGAGCGACAGAAATTTGGAGGTTAATTATTTAAAGCAATATTATGAAGAAATACAAAAAGGAAATATAATAGTTGGATTAGAATTAAAAACAGAATTACAAAAATTAATTAAAGATTTAGACAATCCCCAATATAGATATGATACAAGTGAAAGTCATTTAAGAATAGAATTTATGGAGAACTTGTGCTTACAAAGTAAAAAACCATTTTATAATGTTCCAATGCAATTATTACTTTGGGAGAAGGCATTTATAGAAGTTGTATATTCTTTTAAGTTTTTTGATGAAGAATTAAATAGATGGGCAAGAAGATTTCAAAATGTAATTTTACTAATTGCAAGAAAAAACGGCAAAACAACATTAATGGCAGCAGATGCTCACACTGATTTGCGAATTGGAGAAGGTGGGATGGACATTGTTTGTGCATCTAATGATGACAAACAGGCCAGTCTTTTATGGAATGAAATAGACAATATGAGAAAAAGAATAGATCCACATTCAAGAATTACACACAGAAATATGTCTGCTATATGTAATACAAAAAAGAACATTACTATTTTTAAAATGTCAAGTAAGACTCAAAACAAAGATGGTAGAAATATAGATAAAATGTATATGGATGAAAGCCACGATGCACCAAATGATGAAATAGCAGAGGCAGGGCAGAAATCAATGTCAACAAAAGATGAACCATTATTTATAAATTTAACAACTGAAGGTTTTATAAATGATGGTTATTTAGATAATGAATTAAAATACGCAAGAGAAGTTTTATTTGATGAAACTAATGATATACATTATTTACCATGGCTATATACACAAGATAGTGAAGAAGAAATATGGCAAGATGAACAAAGTTGGTATAAATCAAATCCGGGTTTAGGAGTGGTAAAAAAGTGGAAGTCATTAAGAGGGGAAATTGAAAAATCTAAAACATCAAAATCAAAAAGAATGCATACTCTTTGTAAAGATTTTAATATAAAACAAAATAATGCTCAATCATGGCTAATGCTTGAAGATTATAGCTATGAAACAGAACCTTTTAATCTAGAAGATTTTAGAGGTTCTTTTTGTTTGGGTGCTGTTGACTTATCAGAAACAACAGACTTATCAAATGCAAAAATATTATTGATGAAACCAAATGATAAAACCAAATATGTATATTCGCATTATTGGATACCAGAAAGTAAATTACAGGATAGTAACGATAAAGAAGCAGGAGCAAAATATGAAGAATGGGCAAGAGAAGGATTACTTACAATACATGAGGGAAATGAAATTGATATATCTAAAATAGCAGATTGGTTTTATGAATTATATAAAAATTATGGAATAAAAACTTACATGGCAGGTTATGATCAAAGATTTTCAAAACCATTTACAGATAGAATGAATGAATTTAGTTTTGAAACAGAAATGATTTTACAAGGAAAAGTTTTATCAAATGCAATGAAACTTGTAGAAGCCGAGTTACAAGACCAAAAAATTAACTACAATAAAAATTCTATGGACAAATGGTGTTTAGGAAATTCAGCAATGGAAATGGACAACTATGGAAATATAATGTGTGTAAAAGTTAAGAATCAAGCAAGTAAAAGAATTGATGGAGCAGTTACATTGATTATTCTATATGAAGTATATAGACGTTATCGTAATGAATTTCATAAACTTATAAGATAGTAAGGAGAAGTAGATGAAAAAATATAGAATTAAATATCAAAAAAATTATAATATTCGTATCGAGAATATTAATGCGATAAATCAAGAAGAGGCAATGTATTCTTTTTATATGAAT